TGTTTTAATATTTTTAGGGTATAATGAAGAAACGCAAAATTCAAAGGGGGAAACTGCAGAGTCTGATACTATTACTAGATATGAACAATGGTATTATCTAAACCCTGTAAATATACGTTTTAATGTTACAGAAAACTTAAGTTTTAGTAATTCATCTGACAAATTATACCCGCCAACTTCAGATGATGAATTCGTAGCCCAATCAAATGAAGTTTCGATAAATTCATTACAACCATACGCTGGAGATATATTAATTGAAGGTAGATGGGGTAATACTATTAGGTTAGGATCAACGTCTAAAAAAAATAATAATAAATATGCTATAGAACAGCCGTGGGTAGGTAATAAAGCGTCTGATTCTATTATTATATTATCTAATTCAAAACAACTTCCTAAATCTCCAGAAAATAATAATAAACTTAGAGTTGAAAATATTGAAGAAGATCGTTCTTGTTTATATTTAACTACGACCCAACAACTAACTAAACTAAAATTGGGTACTAAAAATAAAAAGAATCCATTATCTAAATTTACTACTGAATCTAATTTTAAAACATCACAATTTATCGGTATTGCAGATCGTATTGTATTGAAAGCAAATAAAGATATAGTTGTATTAGATGCGCCTAAAGCAATTGTTTTAAACACAACGGGTTATATTATGTTAGGTAATGATAAGGCTAATGAACCGTTACCACACGGTCGAGTATTAGCTAATATACTACAAAAAATATTAGATCAATTATCTGTTCCCATATTAGCAGGCTCCAATGTTGGCACGTTTATGCAAAAAACTTCGTTAATTGCTGCACAAAAAGAAATGAAAAATTTATTAAATCAAAAATTTTATATAACAAAAAATACATATTAATATGAGTTCTATAGTTCCACCATTAGATTATATACCAAAATTACCAGCTGTTGGTGTTAATCTTATCATACAACAATTAAATAAATTAATCGATACGTTAATTGAAAAGCTTTCTAAATTATTACAAGACGTCTTAAAATTACCAGATGATATTAAATGTGATGATGAGCGAGTACTTGCAATTAAACGTATGGTAGACGATGTTATGAAGTTGATACAAGAGATACAAAAAAATATCCCTAAAATTCAAAAAACTATAGATACAATAAAACAAATTGTTGCAATCACAAAACAAGTAAAAAATGCAATTACGATAGCACAAATGCTAAACCCAATTACAGCACCAGCATTTATAGCAGGTCAGTTAATGTTAATACAGGATGCGACGATTGTGAATGCAATAGAATCATTAAAACAATTTCAAACAGTACCATCAACTGTAATATCTAAGATATCAGCACTTATCCCACAATTATTAAGTGCGGTTGCAGCAGTTAATTTAATATGTAATGGTGATGCACCAGTACCACCTATAGAATTATCTCCGGAATTACTAAATTCTTCCAATAATGCTGCAGTTAACGGAACTGGAAATGCTGGTGGAGCTTTACCATTAAATGTAAACTTATATTATAATGATCAATTTATTAAAAATTATAGTATTATACAAACACAACGATCGGATACTGATTATTGGTTGTTGCGTGTGGTAGATACAGGAACATTTATAAATGCAGTTAAAAATTATAAAATAGGCGATATAGTAAGTCTTATATGTCCGGCAGGACAAATTATTTTAGCAAAAGTAATTAATAATACTGATATATTAAATGAAAATGTTTTTTGTTTAGAAACTATAGAAAAATTAAAAAGTATATGTTCCGGTGAATATGGAGATGCTGACTATAATGATTTGGTTGCAACCGAATTTTATAATGAATTTAACGTTTCGGATGAAGATTTGGAATTTAGATCTGACACGATTGAAGATTTATTAAAACAACAACAGGATTTATTAAAATCATTGCAAGAAGCACCAAGTCAGGTAATACAAGGCGTCGGATCACCTAATGCTGCTATTGGAAAAGCTGGAGATTATTATATTGATATGCAAAACCAGCAGATATATGGTCCTAAGCCTTCTATAAATTCATGGACATAATATTTATAATAAAAGAATAATATGGATACAAAAACATTAGTAAAAGCTCTTAAAGTAGCCGTACGTGAAGTTATAAAAGAAGAATTAACTGAAATTCTTCGTGATGGGTTACAATCTACAATTAATGAGATGACACAACCAAAAAAAACATCTAATATACCATCACATAAAAACACACCACCAGCACCAGCTCGTAAATCTAAAGTACAATTCAATGAAAATCGTTGGGCTTCTATTTTAAATGAGACAGATGCACTTCAAGATAAAAATATGCCTGTTGAGTCATATGCTGATATGATGAATGAATCATATGATACTTTATCATTTACATCACGTGATGCACAAGGATTTGGTATGGCTCGACAAAATATGAGTCCGTCTACTACACCAGCTGTAATGGAAGATCCAGAAACTGGAAAGGTTTATGATGTAGCTCCAGAAGTTCAACAAGCAATAACAAGAGACTATTCGGCTTTGATGAAAGCAATGAATAAAAAGAAAGGTAATTAATGGGCTTTGTTTATGAAACAATAAGTACTACAGATGTAAAACCAGATGTTGCATTAGGTATTAAATTATCTAGTGATAATTCCATTTTTAAATCTATATACAGTATTGCAGATCAAACAAAAGAAAATTTAAAATCATTATTACTTACTAGGATTGGTGAACGATATATGTTGCCAGAATTCGGCACCAATTTATTAAATATGTTATTTGAACCAATTACATATGAATTTAATTCTAGTATACAGAATTCTGTAACATCAGCTATACAAAAATGGCTACCGTATGTCGTAATACAAGAATTTAAAGTAGTTACAGCATTAGATGATCCGTCGTTACAACATATGGTTGAAATGACATTAACATATTCGGTAAAAAATTTTAGTACAAATACTATAAAAATATTTGCATCAGAAACTGGTGATGTTTCTGTAGTATAATTTAGGAAATCATGACAACAAAAAAAGATATATCATATGTAGGAAAAGATTTTGGTCAACTTAGACAAAATTTAATTGATTTTACTAAACAATATTTTCCACAAACATATACTGATTTTAATGAATCAGATCCTGGAATGATATTCATAGAATTAGCATCATATGTTGGTGATGTTTTATCATTTTATGCAGATACTAATCTTAAAGAATCTTTTTTAGATCATGCATCGGAACGTTCAAATATATTTGATTTGGCTCGAGCAATTGGATACGTTCCAAATAATGTTATACCCGCACATGTAACATTAGACGTATATCAATTATTACCAGCAAAAAATATTGGTCCAGATTATGTACCTGATTATGATTATGCACTCAATATCAAATCTGGTATGCGTGTTAAAGAAGCAGGTGGTGCAGCCACATTCCGTACGCTAGATTCTATAGATTTCAGATTTTCATCATCATTTAATCCAACTACAATTACCGTATATGAAACTGATTCAACAACTAAAACACCATTATATTATCTTTTAAAAAAATCTGTTAAAGCTGTGAGTGGAGATGTTAAAACTGCAAAGTTTACATTTACTACCCCAATTCCATATGATAAAGTAGTATTATCTGAAACAAATATTATTGAAGTGTTATCTGTAACTGAAACTGATGGTGATTCGTGGTATCAAGTTCCATATTTAGCTCAAGATACATTATTCGAAGATGTTCCAAATTTAGTAGAGAATGATCCTGACTTATATCAATATAGGGGAGAAACGCCTAGTTTATTAAAATTAAAGAAGGCATCGAAACGTTTTATTACTCGTTTAAGAGGTGATGGTAAAATGGAAGTACAATTTGGTGCTGGTATATCTAGTAATAATGATGAGGAAATTATACCAAACCCAGACAACGTTGGTAATGGATTAGCTAGATTTCGTCGTAGTGTTGATATTGATATAGATCCTTCAAATTTTTTATATACAAGAACATATGGACAAGCTCCTGCTAATACGACATTAACTATTACATATACAGTAGGAAATGGTATTTCAGATAATGTCGCATCTGGTAAATTAACTAAAGTCGACTTTATCGAATTTAATGATAATATCAATTCAACAGCTAATGCTAGTTTAATGAATTTTATAAAAAGTTCAGTAGCTTCAAATAATGAATATTCGGCTGCTGGTGCTAAAACTGCTGACACGGTTCAAGATATAAAAAATAATGCTATGTCGTATTTTGCAACTCAAAATAGATCAGTTACTAGAGAAGATTATGTAATTAGAGCATATAGTATGCCATCAAAATACGGGAGTGTTTCAAAAGCTTATATTGTTCCTGACGATCAAATCACTCAAAAAAAATTAAGTGAATCTAGAATTGCTAATCCATTAGCATTAAATTTATATGTTTTAGGATATGATTCTACTAAAAAATTAGCTGAATTAAATCAAGCAGTTAAAGAAAATTTAAAAACATATTTAGATTATTATAGATTAGTAACAGATGCCGTAAATATAAAAAATGCATTTATTGTTAATATCGGAATCGATTTTGAAATAACTGTATTACCGAATTATAATAGTAATGAAGTTTTATTGAAATGTATAAATTCGATGAAAAGTTATTTTGATATCGATAAATGGCAAATTAATCAGCCTATAATGAAATCAGATATTGTAAATGTACTAGCTAGTATTAAAGGCGTTCAGTCAGTAATAGGTATGAAATTTTTAAACCTATTTGATACTGATGCAGGATATTCTGGCAATGTTTATGATTTAACGACTGCTACTAAAAATGGTATAGTATATCCGTCATTAGATCCTAGTATATTTGAAATAAAATATCCAGACACTGACATTAGAGGTCGTGTAGTTAATTATTAAGGAGAATAAATGTTTAAAATTTTTTATGCAAATTCAGATGCAACGATATATCAATCAAATGAAACATATAATACTGGTTTAGATGAAATATTAGAAATTGGTAAACGATATGGTACTGATGGATCTACACTACAAAAATCTAGATTTGCCCTTAAATTTGACATGACTGAAATTTCAGCATCGTTATCTAAATATGGAAAAACTGTTAATGATTGTAAATTTTTATTACAATTATATACATCTCATGCAAGAAATTTGCCAGCAGATTACTCAATTGCTGCTAAGTTGCTAGCACAAGATTGGCAATCAGGTACGGGGTTTGAAGCAACACCGACACTCGACGGTATTTCATGGTCTAATCCTAAACCAACACAATATTGGATATCTAGTAGTCAAAATGTACAGATTGCATCTAGTTCATTATATGTTTCTGGCTCTGGTTTAGGTGGTTCTTGGATGATACAAACTACAGGTTCATCTGCCGGTTTGGTTACAACAGAATCATTTTCTAATAGAACTACCGATCTTAATATGGATGTTACTGACTCTATTAAAATTTGGATAAGTGGTAGTAATGGTAAAACAATACCCAATTATGGATTTTTAATGCAATTCTCGGATGTATCTGAATTAGACAATGCTGTAACGGGATACATTAGATTTTTCAGTCGAGAAACACAAACTATATATGTTCCTAGACTAATAATGTATTGGGATAATAGCACATATACAACAGGATCTTTAAGTTTAATTGATACTGAATCATTTACAGTATATACTCGTGTAAAACCAACATATGCTGATACTGAAATTGCAAAAATTAGAATTTATGGTCGAGATAAATTTCCACAAAAATCAGCTACTAATTTATTTCCAATTCAAACAGTAAAACGATTACCACAAACTACTTATTACACAGTAAAAGATGCCGCTACAGATGAAACCATAATTCCTTATAATGATATTTATACTAAAGTAAGTTGCGACTCTACTAGTAATTTTATTCATTTAGACTTAAACGGATTGATGCCAGAACGGTATTATCGATTAGAACTAAAATTAGTAGATGGTTTTACTGAACAATACATAACAGATCAAATATATTTTAAAGTAATTAGATAATGCCAAATATAACTATAAGTAGTGATTTTACAACATATACCGAAAAAGGATTAACATGGATATCTGATTTACCAGGTGTACATCCTCGTGATACTAACGGTAATATATTGCTGCAAGAAAGTGGCAGTAATAATCCATTGTTGATAATAGAGCCAGTAAAATTTGATTTTACAGTAGAATCTGTTAAGCGGGCTATAGAAACTAGATTTAATTTTTTCCAATTCCCAGTAGCAACAGTTGCGGTAGGAGAAAATTTCAATTTAGATACCGATATTGGTCCATTTGATATAGAAAAATACGAGCAAGCTAAAGAAGAAATGCCAGATCCGATTACTACAAAATATATTGTACCGACATCTGTTGATCAAAATGGACAACCAGAGGGTGGTTTTAGGACTATAGGTACATCGTATAATAGTAATTGGTTTTATGGTAATTCTGCACAAAAAGGATTTACACGTGTGCCATTTAGTACCGATAATGGAAAAGGTAGTTTCGAAATTAATCAAATGCATATTGATTATGCAAAACAGACTAATAAATTAGTTAAATTTAAAATATTTGTTCAAGTCGTATCTCAAAATTTAGATTCATATAATAATACTTCTAAAGGCTTATCCGCTGGTATAAATACTTCGTTTAGAATGAGATTGAGTAGAACAGAAACATATGACTCATGGGAACCATGGAATGGATCATCGAATCAACCTATAATATATACAGAAGATACCGGCCGTGTCGGGAATGATCCAAATACTAGTAAACCATGGGTTGATGCGAATGGAAATTTATTAGCTGGTAAATTTGGTGAAAATGATTATCCTGGGTTGTATTTAGAATATATAGTCGATCTTAATAAAGCAACGCCAGGACAAAAATATTTTGTTGAAGTAGAAGCGGGTAGTCAGAGTTGGCTTTTGGCTGATTCATGTAGATGGGATATTATTGCAATTGAAAGACCCGACACTATGCCGATTTGGGGTAATGTATTAAATATTGGTGGAAAATCAGAATTAATCGATGGTACTAATAAACTTATTGGACAATATAAAGGTAGTAAATTTGAGTATGCATCTCCAAATATTGAACAATCAGTTACTGATGGTTATAGACAACAACTAGTAACAGAAGAACAACTACGAGAAATTAGGAGATTGGCACAACAATATATTGATAAAATTAAAAGCGGAATACAAATAAATTCATCAGGTACACCAGAGCAGAAAATTACTTTCGCTCGTGAACTTGCAATACTAGAAGCTGAACTAATATCAAAAATGACTCCTGAACAATTAGCTGAAGTTCGAGATAAACAAAGACAAGCTATATCTGATCGAATTAATCGGGTAAATGATAGAGCTAGACGAGATTAAAAAATTTTATAAAAACTACATTAAATGAAATAACATATGTTAACTCAATATAAAAATATCGATAAAATTCTAAATGCAAAAACATCGATATCTGGCGAACGATTTGTTGATTCTGTAAAATCTAAATTAAAATATGTCAATGTTGTAAACCCTGTTTCTAGAAACTTGGAAATTGCAACAGCTGCAGCCAATATTGAATTACATATATATGCAAATGATACGTGGATTACAGGTAACCATGTAGTAAAAACTACGCCATCTATAACAAATAATATTGTAGATTCGTCTAATGGTAAAACTATAAATTTTAATTCTACACCAGTAACTATAGATTTATATAAAGAATTTGAAGCATTAAAAATTAATGGAGGCAAGTTCCGATTTGTAGTTAATTTTCATAAAAACTTAATTGGTAATTATAATACACAATATCTTGCAATAGATCAAATATCAGATGATCGTACAGAATTAAAACTTTATTCAACTAATTTAAATGTACAGCAATATAAACAAGAATTAAATCGTTTTATACAGACCGTAGCTAATGGTAAACAAACTGTAAATATATTAAATGGTCAAACTAATGTATATAAATCATACTTATTAAATTTTAGCAGAAATAAAAATGTAGCGTTTGTTAATAGTGTAGTAGTTGGCGATTATGTATATATAAAATTATTAGATCCTTTACCAGACGATATTGATTTAAATTTTAAATGTTGGATAGTCGAAGAACAAAAGCCATCATATATTGATAATGTATCAATTTCGTCTTATGTTGCACCAAAGAAATATAATAATTTGTCAATGCCGAATTGGTATGCAAATGCAAATTATAATACATCTACATCTACTGGATTAAAAAATTGGAATGATTTATTAGGTAACGGTTTACAAACGTCACAACAAATTGTTGATACTTATTTTTCTAGTAGTGGTACGCAATTGAATATAGATTATAGAGATTTTAATAATTTTGTATTTTATAGTTCCGCAACAGAACGTATTAAAAATTTTAAATACAAATTAGAATTATTAGAATATTATAAAAAACAATCTAATAGTATTTCATTAATATCTGGTAGTATTGCTACTACGAATGCTGCAGATTATGACTTAAGACAAAGTAATTTGATTGGCGGGTTTGATGCATTTGAAAAATTTTTATATTATGAATCTTCATCTAGATTAACAACATATGATAACCCATCAGAGTCACCAAATGTGCCTAACTTTACTGGGAGTTATATATCTCCCGCACCTAAGGTAAATAGTATAATACCATATATAAATGCAAGTGTTACTAGTTCTGCATTTACAAATTGGTATACTGGATTATTAGATTCTGCATCATTATATGATTCATTAAATTTAAATAAATTACGAAATGCG